CTCTAAAAAATCCCCAGCGTGATTTTTTTCAGAAACTTTTCCTGTTCTCTGCGGGGCTTCCTTTCTAAAATTTTAAAAGTCATCCTCCTCGGTGATAAAATTAAAATTCGTAAACGTTTAGACAATTTCCCCCTGTATAAAATTGTGCAAACATAATACCAAACTAGAAAGGAAGTCCCGTAGAGAACAGGAAAACTATATTTAAACATTAAGGAGGTAACCAACATATGGGTGCAAGACAAGCAAAAGAACCTGCTAAAGTTGCTAAACGCACAATTGAACCAGTTGAAAAAGTATCTAGCAACGCAAACCGAGTTGCTAACCGAGCAATCGACCCTGAAAATCGAGAACAACAACTCATAGGTCTAGCGGTCAATCTCGCAGAAGAGAAATTAAGGGACGGTACGGCTCCAACTCAAATCATTACACATTACTTAAAGCTGGCAACTCAACGTGAGAAGATTGAACTCGAGAATTTACGTAAACAGGCCGCAATGATAGACGCAAAAACATCAAGCATGACCAAATCTCAAGAAGACGAAAACCTTGCCAAAGAAGCTATCGAGGCAATGCGTTCATACAAGCCGTCTGAATGAAATCATATTCTGAAATGCTAAAGCTAACGACTTTTGAAGAGCGTCTAGAATACTTAAAGTTGTTAGATAATAATGCTACTTCTCCAAGACACATGTCTGAAGATTTTTATAAGTCTCATACATGGAGAGTGGTTCGTAAAAGCATAATAGACAGAGATTTCAGATTCGACCTTGGCGTCGATGGTGTTTATATTTCAGGTCCAGTATTCGTGCATCATATCAATCCAATAGATGAGAATGACATAATTTATCAAACGCCAAAATTATTAGACCCAGAGAATTTAATAACCACTTCGCTAAACACTCACAATCTAATACATTACAATCAGGAGGAACGGGAAGTATGGGTAGAACGAACTCCTGGCGATACCAAACAATGGTAATTGAAAGGAGGTGAAATACTTGAACATAACTAACTATGTTCTACAAGACGTTCGAAAGTTTCTCAACATTGAACCAACTAGTAATGTGTTTGATGGTGAAATTATTCCTCATGTCACTTCTGGACTAGGTAAGCTTTCTCAGAACGGAGTCGTAGTAGCTCAGGCATTGACAGAAACTACAACTTGGCATGATATTATCGTATCAGAATTTTTAGTCAATCCAGAAGTTTTCACAATGGTTCCATTATACCTCATGCTAAGTACTAAGATACTATTCGACCCACCGCCACCATCCACTTTAGAGTATTACCAAAATAACATAAGTGACCTTTTGTGGCGACTTCGAACAATCTATGATACGAGAGAGGTGACTTAATGTAATGGATATTGAAGACGTGTTAAAACACTTTGGGACTAAGGGTATGAAGTGGGGAGTTCGAAAGGGCAAGCCTACTATTGGTAATCATATGGCGTCTCTAAAAAGGGAGCGACAATGGAAAAAAGTTTTAAAAGAAGTCGATAGTTTAACGACTCCTCAAATCACAGCAGTGGCTCGTCGAGTTGGGTTGGAAAACGATTTAAAGCGACTTTCAAGAAACAAGTCAATCGCTAAACAAAGTGACAAGAACGATTACACATTCCGAGATAAACTTTCAGACGAAGAACTGTCTCGAAAAGTAACAAGACTCCGAGCAAAGGAATCATTGACTAAAAGTGTCATGTCTGCTTCCAAGGAACAGCGTGAGATTGGTGAGAAGGTCGTCAACACTAGTAGCGCATTAGCTCTTAAGTACGCTTCGACCAAATCAATAACGCCTAAAGACATCTTCGACGCAGTTAACAACCCACAACCAATTAAAGACCGTGCGGTAAAAGACATTCTCGATACTGTGATTAAGAAGAACTGACAAAAGTCAAAATGGCTACAACTAGCTTAGAGGGGTGATACAATGACTTTATCTAACACAGCCGTTCCTCTTGAATACGGACGTTTCAGAGAACAAGTGTTGCGTGGAGAAATCCCTGTGAACGAAGAGATATCTATGCAGATGAATAGGATAGACTTCCTGATAGAGTCGCCAGATTACTACTACGATGATGAGGCAATAATCGGTTTTATAAATTTCTGCGAGAACGAATGTACACTTGCCGATGGTTCCGACTTAACTCTATTACCTTCGTTCAGACTATGGGCTGAAGATTTGCTAGCCTGGTTCTACTTCGTTCAGGAGAAAACCTGGAATCAAATCGAAAAACGATACGTATACATCACTAAGAAGAAACGATTAGTCAACAAACAATACTTAATAGTATCTCGTGGTGGGGCTAAATCAATGTACGCATCACTAGTTCAACAATACTTCCTAGTGGCTGATACATCGACAACTCACCAAGTAGTGACTGCTCCAACAATGAAGCAGGCTGAAGAAACAATGAACCCAGCCAGAACAGCAATATCTCGCTCGAGAGGCCCGCTATACAAATTCATGACACAAGGCAACATTCAATCTAATTCTTGGAACAAAACGAAACTTGCTTCTACGAAAAAGGGTATCGAAAACTTCTTAACAAACTCGAAGATTGAAGTCCGAGTAATGTCAGTAGATAAGTTACAAGGGTTGGGTACTAAAATCAACTCGGTTGACGAATGGCTTTCTGGTAAAGTTAGAGAAGACGTTATTGGGGCTCTTGAACAAGGGGCGTCGAAAGTTGACGACTATCTAATATTAGCCACTTCATCAGAAGGTACCACTCGTAACGGAGTTGGTGATACTATCAAACTAGAACTTCAAGACATACTTAGAGGTAACTATTTCGACCCACATACGTCAATATGGCACTACAAGTTAGATGACATAAGCGAAGTTGGAAAGCCAGAAATGTGGTTAAAGGCTAACCCGAATCTTGGAGCTACGATATCTTACGAGACCTACGAAAAAGACGTGGCTCGTATGGAAGCTGTGCCGTCAGAGAAAAATGACATACTTGCCAAGCGATTCGGAATACCAGTCGAAGGGGCTTCATATTTCTTCAAATACGAAGACACTCTTCCACATAGAAGACAGAACTTCGATGGTATGTTATGCGCAATGGGTGGGGACATGTCTCAAGGGGATGACTTCACAGCTTTCACATTCCTGTTTCCATTAGGTGGTCAAAGTTTCGGTGTTAAAACTCGTTCATATGTTTCAGACCTTAAGGTTCGAAAGCTTGACGAGGCAATGCGTAGAAAGTACCAAGAGTTTATAGACGAAGGAACACTTCAAGTGATGGATGGGGCGGTTCTTGATATGAAAGAAGTATATCGAGACCTCGACAATTTCATAATGGAACACCAGTATTCGGTTATACCTTTTGGATATGACCCTTACAATGCTCATGAGATTGTTGAAGCGTGGATAAAAGAAAGAGGCGACTTTGGGGTTACAAAAGTAATACAAGGCGCTAGAACTGAATCGGTTCCTTTAGGGGAGCTTGGACATCTAGCTTCTGAAAGACGTCTTATATTTGATGAAGAACTAATGAAATTTGCGATGGGTAATGCTATCGCCGTAACAGATACAAACGGTAACCGAAAGCTTTCAAAGATGCGTAACAGCGAAAAGATTGATAACGTTGCCGCACTACTGGATGCATGGGTTGCTTATAAACGTTTCCAGGAGGTGTTTGAATAGCATGAGGTTTAAGGACCGAATTATACATGCCTGGAGTGCGTTCAGAGGTGAAGAGGGAGGAGACCTTAGGGATTATGGCCCTTCTAACTCACGACCTATGTACAAGAACTTTGTATCATTCGATACTTCGTCGTATGTATCTACAATATTCAACAGAATAGCGATAGATGCCGCAATGACAAAGTTTAAACATGTTAAAGTCAACCCTGAAAATGAAGATGAAACCGACATGCCAACAGGACTTAACGACTGTCTGACAGTGGAAGCCAACATCGACCAAAACGCAATACAATTCATTCATGATGTGGTTTATTCTATGTTTGACGAAGGTGTAGTGGCAGTCGTTCCAGTAGAGACAACAATGTCTCCTTTGATGACAGGAAGTTATGACATCGTTGACATGCGAGTTGGTAAGATAATGCAATGGTATCCTGAACATGTCGAGATACAATTGTACAATCAACGAACGGGTCTAAATGAGCGCATTACCATGCCAAAGAAGAGTGTTGCTATAATTGAGAATCCTCTATATGCTGTTGTTAACAGCGAGAACTCAACACTTAAGCGACTAATTAGAAAGCTGAATCAATTGGACAACGTTGACGAGATTGCGAGCTCTGGAAGATTAGACTTATTGATAAGCGTTCCTTATACTGCCAAGACAGAATTACAAAAGAGGATGGCTGAAGAACGCATCAAGTCGATAGAAGCTCAATTAGCGGCTGGTAGGAACGGTATTGCATATATCGACGCTACTGAAAAGGCCACTCAGTTGAATCGACCAGCAAACTCTCAACTTCTAGAATCCATAGAGTCTCTGTCGCAACAACTTTACAATCAACTAGGATTAACCGCTAGTATATTTGATGGTACTGCAAAAGAGAACGAACTACGAAACTACTATACAAGAACGATAGACCCTATAATTGACGTTATAGTGTTAGAGTTTAGTAGGAAGTTTCTAACCAAGACCGCAAGAACTCAAGGTCAAACTATCAAATACTATCGAGATATGTTCAAGATGGTACCAGTTGAAATTATTGCACAGCTTGGAGACACATTCCGTCGTAACGAGATTGCATCAACTAACGAATTACGTAAAATCATAGGGCTTAAACCGTCTAATGACCCACGTGCTGACGAGTTGTTTAACCCTAACATCTCCGACAAGAATCAAATTTCTCGTGGTAAAGGTATCCCAGTCACTGACCCTAGGACTGAACTTACTGATGAAGAGAAGAAAGGCGATAATCTCGCGGAGGAAGAGGAAGAAGACTAACATGGGTGTCACGTCCCCCTGACTATGTCTAAATGGTGAAGTAATACTTGAGGAGGAACTTAAATGGTATTTGGAGAAGCATTGGAAGAAGTTAAAAAAGGGGCTGGAATGCGTCTACCGCAGTGGGCTCCAGATGTTGTGGTACGCGCACAATTCCCAGATGAGCATTCTAAAATGACAGCTCCATATTTATATGTAGAAAGTCGTTTTGGTAGAGTTCCTTGGAAAGAGACAATGATTGAACTATTCTCTGATAAATGGGAAGTTATTAAGGAGGGAATTTAATTGAGTAAACGTAAATACGATTTTGCTGGATGGGTTACGAAAAACGATATTAAATGTTCAGATGGCGTCGTTATCAAACAAGGCGCATTCAAAGACAATGATGGTGCTAAAGTACCACTGATTTGGAACCACGGTTACAACAGTCCTAATAATGTACTAGGGCACGTAATCTTAGCTCATAAAGACCAAGGGGTTTATGGATATGGATATTTCAATGATACTCCAGAAGGCCAAAACGCCAAAAAAATGGTCAATCATGGCGATATTACTAACATGTCAATTGGTGCTCGTAAAATCAAACGCACTGGTACTGACGTGGTTCATGGTAACATCTACGAAGTGAGTCTCGTAATGGCTGGAGCAAATCCAGGCGCTACAATTGAAACAACAATGGCTCACTCCGAAGACGGCACAGAAGAAGCTATCATTACTCTAAACACTCTTATTCATTCTGGAGAAGATGTTCTAGACGATGATAAAATCGAAGAAAT